GAGATTACCGTCAACAAATATATTCAATATATTTTCTTTGAGCATATTGATAAATGGACGAGAATATTGAAAATGTTTGAATGTCATATCATTCCGACCATCGGACGAGTCCCATGGTATAAAATAAGTATATTTACCATTTTCTCGGACATCATCTGTAAATTTAGAAGTAATTTTGATCTTGTTATTTGCGTTATTTTCTACTTTACTAAATTTAGAATAGTCGTCATTCAAATTAAATTCTTTTACAGTTACTCTTTTAGTATTGAAATCAAAACGGAATACTTCACTGGAAAACATTCCATTTACTATTTTATTGAGATTGTTGTTTCTAGTGGTGGGTTCAAAACTTTTAATTCCAAGAAACAGAGGATTCTGAAACTTATTCATTGCCATATTTTCAGAATAGACATATGTGGTCACTTTGTTATTAAAATGACTATGGGTTATGATATCTTCAAATGAGCGAAAATTGTAACCTTTTCTGGTTTCATAAAATATGAATGTTGAAGAAATATCATCAGATTCACCAAATGCCTGTTGTTTTAGAATATTGATTTTCTCAAATGGTCTAATTTTAGTAAATGCAAATGTTACCGTAGACTCACCTTCTTTTGTATTAAATTTTGGATCACCAATATTTTCTATGGCAATTTCCGAGGACAATTCTTCCTTAAGTATTTTTGATACAATTTCTGATATGGTTAAATTAATGTATCCACGACTTCTAAACGTGTATGAATTCTTAAAGAAATCCTTTGAAATTAACGATAATTGGACCACTGCACTATCAGCCAAATCTCCCTTAATTTCTAATTCAACATCAGCGATAACGAATGTGTATTCAAAAATTTCATCTGATACATTCTTAATTCTTATAGTTACAAAATTTTCACCTGATGTATCGAAGAAGCGATTATTCAGAATATTATTGATGTCGTGAATAATCATGCTCCCATATATTGTTGGTGAGAATAGAGATTCCGTAAATTCATATAATGAAAGCATAGACAATATGTTTTCTGCATGAAATTCATTATGAATTCTTGCTTCTTCAATTACAGTATGATTATGGTTAAATAAACCTGCCTGGGACATTTATTATATTTTCCCCTGGCCGACTAATAATTTTTTCATCTGTGATTGTATAATACCCGCTATTTCAGGTTTGACCGCATTGAATAGTCTTCTCTGATAATTCAATTCATCCTCATATTCTCTATTGGTGACCGGCTCATATTTTATTTGCTCCGATTCCGGCAGAAGAGCATATGTTTCATTGTTGATGATAATATCAGAACCACTAAAATTTTCTAATACAGGAACAATTACTGCACTATCATTATTCAACGGCGCACCACTTCTTCTAAACGATATATTATCTGGGTTCATGATATTACTACCCGGAACAGTAATACGGAAATTTAAAATTCCTCCACTATCATCTGTTATAACAGATGCTATACCTAATGAATTATTTCTATTGATACCTACAAATACTAGATCATTATTAACATATCCAGAACCAGCATCTCTAACCTGAATTGATGCCAGTGAATTATTTGTGGTTATTGCGATCCAATGCTTAACCGAATCTTTTTCATCACCATATTTGTTATTCAGTAGTAATTCAAATTGTTCCTTTGTTAAATACCATTCATAGTATGGATCAACAATATCATTGAGAAGGTATAGCATATAATCTAAATCAGATTTTTCATAAAGCAAATGGGCAATTTGATCCGCTCTATCGCCAGATTTAATTTCGATGGTCTCTAGAACAATATTCTTGACTTCATCACGCATAATACCGCGCAGCATTATATTTTTTGCAACGGAATCTACACTATCAGATTTATATCTTATTGATGGAAAATTACTAAAATACCCCGCCATTTTAATTCCTTATACTGTTATATTTGGAAAGCTTATAGTCTGTAGTGTATCGTCTTCTCTAATGAGAGGTAGAATTTCAATAACACTCATATGTATTCCGTATACTACAGGTGTCCCTGTTCCCTTAAAGAATGAAGGGTAATCACCACCTGTTCGGTCAACATTGAATGAATCGATAACACATGGAGCAGTTGGGACTATATGATCAGGATTTTCAGCACCAATAATTCTAAAATTAATTAATTCTGGATAACGCAATACAACTTCCCACTCTATACCAAATGGTTGCGTAGATTGTGGATGCATTCTAAGGCTAATGGCCTTGATTATATTCTCAATTTCGTCAGTATTTTCCTTAGACTCTGGCGATAGCTTCCATCTAAAATTATGTCTTCTTAGTGGCATACCTTTAAATCGAACTGATGTATACGGATTAATTGATACACCTGCTACATTCATTACAGCCGATGCGGCATGCACAGCAAATTGTGAAAAATCTGTATTAGCCGTTCCTGATCTACTAGACATTGCCTGAATAGCAGATGAAACTAAATTAATATTATCGACCGATGCGTATTGAGCATCGTATTTTTCAATAATTTTAATGGGAACAGGAAGAATAATGGAGGCAGATGGTTCCAGGGCATTATTAAATATAGATCTATTGGATAAAGCATTTCTATTCGTAGTAAGATTATCATTAACCCTAAAATTAAACTTATAAAAGTTCATCATCATTTTGTGACGAACATTTTCTAGTCTATTTTTAGGGAACATGTATTTAATACGACTCAAACTACGTGCTTTTTCTAATTCTTCTTGTGCGGTAGCCATAATTTTCCTATCTATAAATAGTAATACAACAAATTATATAGGTGAGCTATGGCATATTCAGGAAAATTCAAACCTAGAAACCCCCAAAAATACCGGGGCGATCCTACTATGATTTTCTATAGAAGTCTGTGGGAATTGAAATTATTAAAGATACTAGATGAAAATCCTGATATCGTCCAGTATGCATCCGAGGAATTTTGTGTATCCTATCTGAATCCATATGATCAAAAATATCATAGGTATTTTCCTGATTTTTGGACTAAGAACAAAAATGGTGATATAATGGTTCTAGAAGTTAAACCATATAAACAGACTATTCCACCAAAGGAACCCAAAAATAAAAAGACCAAGACTTATAATGCTGATATGGTCAGATATATAATAAATAAACAAAAATGGGCCGCAGCAGAGAAATACTGCAAGAAACAATCAAAACCATGGAAGTTTATAATTTTAACAGAAAACGAACTGGATATTAAATTTTAATGGCATTTAATGTAGAAGAATTCAAATCAAAATTGAATGAAGTGAACGGTCTGATACCTGCTTCCAAATTCGATGTTATTATCATGCCTAAATCTAATATTCTAAGAGCATTGGAGCCGGATAAATTTGTTCGATTTCTTGCCTTTAGTGTGGATATTCCAGGCATTTCATTCTCACCAGATTTGGTCTTTCTAAATGGTCATGGTCGAATTAATGAAGTCCCGATAAGAACTAATATATCTGATTGTGAAATTCAATTCTATTTGGATAACAATAATAGTGCCTATAGATTTCTATATAATTGGATGAATGTCGTAGCCCAATTTGACGGTGTTTATTACAAAAGTCCTAAATCAGAAAATGTAGGAGATTATGGATTCGATGAAATGGAATATCCAGATAAATATTATTCCGATGTTTACATAAGAGTTTTGAAGGATACTGGTGAAACTTTATTCACAACACAATTAGTCGAGGCTTTTCCAATGGAATTAGCGGGAATAAACTTTGACTGGAACAATCAAGATATTCTAGCAACTGCTCAGATTAGACTTGGTTTTCGTGCCATGAAAAATTCACTTATGTATTCTGGCGCACCAAGTCTAGACAATTAAGGATTTATGATGTTACCAAAAATTAATTATCCAACGTTTAAGGTCACGTTACCTGTGACCGATAAAGAACTTTCATTTCGTGTTATGACTCTCAGAGAAGAGAAGATTATATTAACTGCCCAGGAAAGCAATAATATAATTGAATTAATGGATGCTATGCTAGTCTGTATAACCAATTGTTGTCTGGATGACATAGATTTCTATAAAATTCCATTCTTTGAATTACAGTATATTTATTTAAATCTAAGAGCCAATTCAATTGGTATCATTTCTAAATTGATGATTCCCGATGATTATGATCCAAATATTAAACATGAGGTTATGGTTAATATTGAGGATATTGATTTGAAGGTCGGTGAGAAGATTAATGCCATAATGTTCAATGATACTGATGGAATGATCGTAACCTACCCCAACTTCAATTCAGCTAAGAAAATAAATAGAGAAACTGATGAAAATAATAGGGTTCTAGTTTTTCTCCGTATGTGTATCGTATCTGTATTTGATGAGGAAAATGTATACGATGAACATACTTTCTCTGATGATGAGTTAATTGAATATATTAATAATCTACCATCATCCTATATTATACAAATAAAGACCTTCATCGATAGTATTCCTAAAATTGAATACAATGTAGAATATAATAATAGTCGGGGAGAACACAAGAAAATTGTGTTGAATAGTCTCGCAAATTTTACCTAGTGATGACCAGTCATAATACCCTTTCTAATTATTATAGAAATGTGTTCACTATGACTTTTCATCACAAATATTCTATAGAAGATGTTGAGAATATGGTTATATACGAACTCGACCTATATTCAGCATTAATTAAAAAATATATAGAAGACAAGGAAAGGGAAGAGTTTAGAAATGGCGGTGGATAATTTCGAGGAAATCAGGCCGTCTATTAATAATTCGGTTAATTCCAATAGACCAATAGAAACTAACAATGGACTATCCGAAATCAAAAAGGATAGTAAACCATCAACAGAAGTTTCTAAAATTGAAGGGTCTAAATCTAATATCGATGTGAATAAAAATACCGATACCCCAAGTAAAATTGAGGGTAAAATTTCTGTCGAAGTCCAGAATGAAAAATTCAAAAAAGAGCAGATAAAAACTATTGTTAAATCTGCAATAGGAAAACATGCAAAAGATATAGCAAAGAAATCTATACCTGTTGTTGGTGGTGTATTATCAATTGTTGATGCTATATCGAGATATCAGGCCGGTGATTATACAGGAATGTTTTCCCAAATAGCTAGTTCTGCGATTGGGGTTGTGCCATATGTAGGAACATCCGCCGCTGTGTCAATACAGGGCGGACTCATTCTACGTGATGTATATAAAGATACTTATGGAGTATTTCCGGAAAGTGATCCATTATTTTCACAGAGAAAAGATGCAATTGTTGAAACTATAAAAGAAATAGACATTCCTGCTCTGATTTCCGAATCATTGAGTGATATTGTCAAGGAAAATTCACCAGAGGCAAAAACTGAAACCAATTCTACACCAACTAAACCAGAACCAAATACTGTGGAAACTCCAAAGCCAACTAAAGAACCTTCCGCCCAGGCTTCGCCGGTAGAAACAAAAACATCTAAAGAAGCTCCTACCCAAGTAGCAGAAAAATCAACTTTATACAGTATCTTTCCATCATTGGAAAGTATATTTCCATCATTGGAAAGTATATTTAGTGATGAATCGCCGGACAATACATTTAAAGAAAATCCTATGCCGGAACCGGTCGCACTTAAACCTATTCCTGTTAAACCTATACCAGTGGCCCCACCGCCTGTAGTGACACCACCGCCTGTAGTGACACCACCCGTTCCTGCTCCAATAACACCGGCTCCTACACCCGCGCCTGCGCCATTACCACCAATTACACCTATACCAGTGGCCCCACCGCCTGTAGTGACACCACCCGTTCCTGCTCCAATAACACCGGCTCCTACACCCGCGCCTGCGCCATTACCACC